AGAGGACCTCGGACATAGATACTTTCGGTGTCTTTGTGTGGTGAATTAGTGAACTTCTGCCTTGTTTCAATCTCCTTCCATAACTCAGGTTTAGCATCCAACAATTGGAGTAATGGCTCTACGTCTAACCCTTCGGCTATGCGTATGAAGTTAAAGGACTTTGTAAGGGTCATAATCTGCCTTCTGTGTGGCTGCTTTCCTTCTTTTGATGTATATATCCTCCGGCTGTTTCTTAGCTACTGGAAGGGCAAAGGTTAGAGCTAGTGCATCAGCTAGATCAGGTGACCCTGCACCCTGCAATCTCTTCTTGATCTGATCCTTAGACTCAAGAACTCTTCTGCCTACATTGTCGTACCAATAGATGGGTGTAGCTAACTCTTGTTTAAGGGCTATGTCGTTAGGTATTGCACCCCCTTCTTCTACCCATTGTTTCATTAACCACCACATCTCACTTCTACGGTTGATGTATTGATCAGGCTTCATGGCTTTACCACCAAATGGTATTTCGATTACGTCATACGATAACTGCCTTAGTCTGTCGATTACTCCACTCCCTGCCCCTGCATCACAAAACACAGCATCAGGACTATGCTCCTCTATCAGATTGGCTACACGAGTAGCTAGTTCCATATTGTCAATACCACGATATACAACAGGCTTGAATGCTTGTCTTCCTTGTCTACGAAATATAACTGAACGGTCATCCCCAAACCTTGCAGGGTCGATTCCAAGGACTATAGGCGATAATTTTACATGGTCTTGTTGATATATACGTTTAGCTGCATCTTCGGTATCTGCTAAAGAAATTAACTGATCATCACCTTGTGCTGAAAAGTCACATAAATACTCCCTAGCAAAGGAAGTCTCACTCATGTCTCGTTTAAGACGAGTCACCTCATTAGGATGTAGGGAGTCAGTATCAAACACCGTGTATTTAGCAGCAGTCCAATCCTCTTCATTTAAAGCTTTGTAATACAACTCAGAGAATAGGTTTATTCCTGATGGAGTACCGATGAATATAGACCACCCCAAACGGTCAGAGAGAGCAGGTTGTACTATGTCAGTCCACAATTCATTTTTTAACTGGGCAACCTCATCCATAACTATTCCATCTAGACGTAAACCACGCATAGCATCGGGATTATCTCCACCAAATAAGCGAATAATCGCACCATTATGTTTAAATTTTATAGATAATTCACCCTCATTTATTTCTATAGCTGATCGTTGTCTTAATGGTTCTATTTTTTGCTTTAATCTAGCCCATGCAATGGCTTTCGCCTGACGTAAGAAGGGAGCAACGTACACAAACATAGATAATTCTTTGTCTGTTTTCATAGCTTTGTCTATAAGTTCCATGATTGCAAGTTCAGTTTTACCAGAACGTCTATGCAAAGCGTAAACACTAAACCTTTGTTTTTTTACATGACATTGTCGCTGCCATTCACGAGCCGTATAGTCAAGACTTACTTGCATTAATTAAAATTAGTTTCAATAATAGATATATACATTATATCCCTTATGACGAGTGTGACCGTAAGTACTGATGATACAGCTACTGTAAACGAAAGTAGAGTACCTAAAACAGAAATTAGACTCTGCACGTTAGATGAATTTAAGGTCTTAGCAGATCCATTGTTTGAAGAGCATTACGAAGAGATTGCTCGCAACAAACAAGTGATGAAGTTAAAACCAAATTGGCCTTTGTATGACACAATGAATACAACAGGTTGGTTGTTTATTTATCTAGCAATGCAAGGCGATGTTTGTATTGGTTATTCTATGAATTTGATGATGCATCATTTGCATTATGCGGACTTAAGAGTTTGCCAAAATGACGTTTTGTTTATCAAAAAAGAATTTAGGGGTGGGCGATTAGGTTTGCGTTTAATAAAAGTCACAGAGGATCATGCCAGATCTGAAGGCTGCAAATTGATGTTATGGCATGGCAAAGAACACACCGCTTTAGCTAAACTGCTACCAAAACTAAAATATGGTGTACAAGAAATCATGTATTCTAAGGAGATTTAAACAATGGTAGTATCAGCAGCTATTGCACTAGGTACGGTTAGCGTTGGCTATCAAATATATTCTGGTGAAAAGCAAAGGCAACAACAAAAGAAACAATTAAGGTTGCAAGAACAGGCTAATAGAGATGCCAAACAAAGAGCAAAAGAAGCATCTGACCGTGCTGATATTGAAATGAATAAAGCAAATAGAAAGAGAGCAGATGTAAGTGCAATAACTAAGAAAGAAGAACAGGCAGCATTAACAGGACCTGCTGGTACATTACTTACTGGAGTACAAGGTGTAGATTCTGGTAATTTAAATCTTGGTGGTAACACACTATTAGGTGGTTAAAAAATGAAAACAAAACGTGCAGACCTGTTAACTAGGTGGGGTCACCTTAGATCTGAAAGAGCTACATGGTGGTCACATTGGCAAGAAGTCACTACATATCTATTGCCAAGGAATGGACGTTATTTTCAGCAAGATAGGAACAAAGGTCATAGGAGACATAACTCTATATACGACAATACTGGTACAAGAGCATTAAGAACATTAGGTGCAGGTATGATGGCAGGTGCAACAAGCCCTGCAAGACCTTGGTTTAGACTTGGAACGGCTGACCCAGAGTTAAATAGATATACACCTGTTAAGTTATGGCTTCATGATGTAACAGAACGTATGCAATTGGTGTTTCAAAAGTCCAATACATACCGAACATTGCATGGGATATATGAAGAATTGGGAGCATTTGGTACAGCAGGTTCTATTATTCTTCCTGATCCTAAAACAGCTATACATCATTACCCGGTAACCATAGGAGAATATGCAATTGCTACGGATTATCAAGGCAGGGTTAACACTTTGTACAGAGAATTTCAAAAAACAGTAGGAGAAGTAGTAAGAGAATTTGGATATAACAAATGTTCAACGTCTGTTAAGAATTTGTTTGACAGAGGTTCACTAGACCAATGGATTACGTTAGTTCATGCGATAGAACCAAGGGATGATAGAGAGCGTGATTTTAAAAAGAAGGACAATATGAACATGGCATACAAATCTTGTTACTTTGAAATAGGTGGTGATGGCGAACAAGTACTAAGAGAAAGTGGATATAAAGAATTCCCTGCTGTTATACCTAGATGGGGTATATCTGGTGGTGATATTTATGGCAATTCACCGGGAATGGAAGCATTAGGTGACGTAAAACAGTTACAACATGAACAATTACGCAAAGCACAAGGCATTGATTACCAAACAAAACCACCATTACAAGTACCTAGCTACATGAAAAACCGTGATGTGGACAGTCTTCCGGGTGGAGTTACGTTTATTGATGGACAACAAGGCAAAATTGAGACAGCATTTAACGTAAACCTTAATTTAAATCATTTATTAGCAGATATACAAGACGTAAGGCAAAGAATAAATAGTAGTTTTTATGCTGATTTGTTTCTTATGTTGGCTAATGCTACTGATACTAGGATGACTGCAACAGAAGTAGCAGAACGACATGAAGAAAAATTATTAATGTTAGGTCCAGTATTGGAACGATTACATAACGAATTGCTAGATCCATTAATAGATAATACTTTTAATAGAATGATTGAAAATAATTTAGTGCCACCTGCTCCAGAAGAGTTGCAAGGCATGGAATTAAACGTAGAATTTGTTTCTATGTTGGCACAAGCACAACGTGCAATTGGTACAAATAGTGTTGATAGGTACGTTAATAATATGGGTATGGTTGCCCAAATGAAACCTGATGTTTTAGATAAATTTGATTCTGATGCATGGGCTGATGGATATGCAGATATGCTAGGAGTAGATCCTAAGTTAATAGTTGGAGGTGAACGTGTAGCTAGGATACGTCAAGAAAGAGCAGCAGCACAGCAAGCAGCAGCAAAAGCTGAAGCAGAACAACGTGCTGTAGAAAATGCAGTTAAACTAAATGATTCAAAAACTGGAGATCCATCTATGATGGACATGATGAATCAATTTAGTGGTTACAATTCACCATCACCATTGGAGGTATAAATGGATTTAATTGATCTAAAAAAAGACCCACAACCTATTGACAGCAAAGAAATGTATGACGAACCGTTGTATAGCTACGGTTTGTGTATATCGTTAGGTAGAGAAGAGCTAGAAAAGCTAGGCATAGAAAAGTTGCCAGAAGCAGGTAGCGAAATGATGATTAAAGCTATGGCGTATGTAAAAACTGTTAGAGAAAGTCAAGAAAAAGATGGTGTTGAACAAAATGTAGAGCTACAAATAACTGCAATGGGTATTGATCCTATTGATAAAACAAAAGATCAGGCAAAAGGTTTGTACGAAACCCAACCCAAACCTGCATTAGAAGCAACACCTGTTGCTAAAAGTCCAACTTATTTAGCATAGGAGTTTATTATGGGAAGCCAAAACATTAAAACACCGGGTAACTTTGGGTACGGTGATATGCCGGGAGATTACAGGATGAGATATAAACAAATGATAGAAAAACACAATGCAAATGAAGCAAACAAAAAGAAAAATAAAAAATCTAAACTAGAACAATTTGCTGACAAATTATACGGAGGTAATAAATAATGGCTGACGCAAAAAATATTATACCTGCAAAAATAAAAAGAAAAGCAGCAACATTAGAAGCTATGAAAGAAGGCGGTATGGCATCTGATAAACAAATAAAAGAATTAGATAAACTTAAAAAACTTTATCCTTCAATGTTTTAATTATGAAAAATCAAGGATTATGGGCAAACATTCACGCAAAACGTAAAAGAATTAAAGGAGGTTCTGGTGAAAAAATGCGTAAGCCGGGGTCAAAAGGAGCACCAACTGCTAAAGCATTAAAAGATAGCCAAAGCAAAAAAGCATAAGGTGTGACCGTAACACGGTTATGACTAGATATATTAGAGCATGAGTGAATACAATCCTCTCGACCTCAAAAGTCAACAGAAATCTAAAGACAGTAAAAAGTCTGAAGAAAGAATTGACCGCCAAAATGAAGAGTCGGACATCAAATGGTTGATGAGCAGCAAGAGGGGTCGCAGATTAAT